AAGCAGAATCTTGAATTTAATTTCAAGAAACTGTCTAGAGGCTGCATCAATCAGCCAGTAAGAATAAGGGTTCTCGAATCAAACTTCTTACCAAACTATGGAGCTTGTCTCCATAGTCATTGATAATATATTATAAAAAATCAAATCCATCAACATCAACATCTTCATCAAATCTTTGGCTAATTATAGGTTCAAGAACATTCTGATACCTGTCTGTCCAAAGGAAATTTAAACTTTTCTGTTTATCAAGAATACACCAAGATGGTACGGTATCATTTTCTGCTGGAACCACTATCGCATTCATTCTAAATTCTGAAAAATCATAATTTCTCAACATTTGGGTTGCCACATTAATTCTTAATCCTTTTGGCATTTTTGTTAAGTCAATTTCTTTTAGATAAAAAAGATAGCCTTTGGAAGCGGGCCTAAAAGTATTGGTCCCAGTGATATAATTCCATAATAACATCCCATCTATATGTTGTGGTCGATTTTTATATTGATCTAATGATTTTGAAAAGTTTACTGGTTTCCCTATCGCCATATTATTATTAATAATATAATCTAGAAACTTATCTTCAATGTTATCTATCTTTTCCATTAGCTTATCAATTTGGAAATTTTTATCCTTCAAAACAAAATCTAAAAGAATATTCAAATTATCCTTTACCACTTTTGGAAAATCCGATCTTCTAGTGTCAATTCCTCTTGCTTCAATTTTGTCTTTTGCCTTGCCGTCCTCTCTAATAACATGTAAAGCATATCGTTTCTTTTTATCCTTATAAAATAATGCTTTATCACACACCCATTCCTCTTTAAATATCATATATCTGTGATCCAATTTCTTATTGCAAGACTTAGCCAGATGAACACATATATTATCAATTACTTGATTTGTTGCCGCTATTAATTTATCAAGATAAAACATTTGATCATCTTTAGACCAAGTTGGATCAATGAATTTTTCATAACAAACCGCCGTACCATCAGTATCAGCATAAATTGTATAATCTTGTTTTATATCATCCTGCATTAAAACATTCACTTTTAATAAACTATCAGAATAATATTTAAATTCTTTGGTGTGTTTTGTTGTATCCGTAAAGGTTTTAGAATCCTTTATTGACAACCATTTTGGTAGAATGTCGGTCAAATATCTATTAACCCCATCCATTATAACCTTTATGTATGTTCTACCGGTGACGGTGATACTATTAGCAAGAGTTAATGAGAAAAATAAGAAGCCCGGAAAACCGAAAACACCGAAAAAACTATTACTACAAATTTTATACGCCCATTGAGAATTATATAATCCCATATCAAGAGTTCCATCTGCATTATACATTTTAGATTTATCTTTATCTCTTTCTGTTGCTAATTTTGAAAGTATATCATGATAGATTGATGTTTCTTCTTCATGGCTACAGAATATGGCACCGCTCGGAGTTAAAATATAATTTTTATCTTTAATTAACTTATCTAAATCTTTTAAACTTATAGTTGTTTCCTTTGGCTCATCTAGATTATCAAAATCAGCATCCATTTCTGAAAAGGTTATATCTACAACATGATTAAAATCCTTCGCCATCAGTTTAATAGCATCCACAGATTTAATAGCGGCTCTTAAAGTATTCGGTCCAATATTATAAGTTCTAATAATTGAAGGATACATTGATTTAGCATCATAATCAACCAACCATGAGAAAAGTCCACCTCTAGTAGATTGAACATATCCACCTATAACAGATTTAAACTTTGAAGCTGGTAATAATTTAGTTTTGGCTTTATTTCTATATACTAATCCATGAGTTTTAGAATAATTCAAAAGAAACCCGAGAATTAATCCCGAAGAAGATAAACTTGCATCCCATGTACACTTCGAAACTCTTCTTATGGTATTTTTAAAGTTTGTTACTTGCATCTTTTTATCCAATTCTACCATTATTTCGGTATCTCTTAGATTATAAAAAACCCAATCCATTAAGGGTGCATCTGGTTTCGGCATTGTTAATTTGCACACCTTGTCACCAAGCTCCAAATTAGCAACAAATTTTAATGAATAGCTTTCCAATGCATTTTGTCTTGTGGTTTTATATAAATCCATTATATCAGAAACTATAAATCCTGACCAAGTTGGACTAACAAAACTTGATTTATCTCCATCAGTAATTTCTCTAGTATCTCCTTGGGTGAAAATATCATATACTGTGTTATAATTTCCAACTACACCAAATTCTTCACTTTCAATAAACATTAATCGTTTGCTTCTATTTATTATATATGGAAAATCAAAACCAAAATTAAACCAAGCAGTAATATTATCAGGATCCAGTTTTAATATTGTCAATAATAAGTCAGACATCATCAAGCTTTCATTACCCGCAAAAGCTCTAATATGCAAAGGATACTTTTCTCCAAAGCCGGTAGTATACTCTACACTTTTATTTATTATGGTTGGAGAATCTTTAATCCATACGTAATACTCACCTTGATAGAATGCAGATACATAAGTTATTGCTCGTTGTGCTGACTGTGGATCTAATGATGATTTTAAATGTGCTGAAATATCAATTTCTATATCATAATAAAAAGTTTTTATTTCATAATCAACTTCGTCCTTAGTTAAAGCATAGTAATCTGAACAAGCTTTAGTTGAATTTTTTATATCATTTTCATAAATATCTAAATTATCATATCTAGTATGATCTTTAAATTTTTCTTTATGACATTCTACATTAGTTGCTCTAACCATTGGCGTACTAATTCTAACTTTATCAGTCTTCAATTTATAATGGTAGCTATATCGCCATGCTTGAACATCAATGATAACCTTTTTTCCATTTTTAGTATTTCGGAAGATATGTCTCATTATTTTCCAACCAACTTGTTGCAAGTCAATTAAAACCATATGTGGTTTATAATAAATGTCTGATAAAGTTTTAGCATTATAAACACCAGTAGTAACAGCACCAGAAGTTCTTGGTTGATCCATTTCAATATATGCGCCACTTAAAATAGCTTCAAGATTTTTAAACGCCATTTTAAATAAAATTTTATTTTTATCTGATTTTTGTCTAATGACATAATTTGGACTAACTGAAACAATACAAGGGATATTTTTATATGTGAAAGTAGCGCCAACATTAGTGAGAACAGGTTTTGTCCATCCAAGTCTTTTTAAACTCATCGCTCCAAGACATATAATTGCTTTTGGTTTTATTATATCTAATAACTTATCTAAATTCTTTGAACACGCCTTTACATCATACATAGTTGGATTATCTGGTTCAGGATTACATAATACAGTATTAGACATAAACCATTTAAATCTATCTTCTAATTGTAGTGCGCTAATAACCCCGCGAACTAGTTCGCCACCCTTCCCACTCAATGGTAAATTATTTATTATATCTTCAGTATCTGGCGTTTCCGATAATATTAAGAAATCTATTTGTCCCGATAAATCTTTTAGTGCTGCTGCCTCATGATTTTTCATGTTACTATCGTAAAAAGTGAGCGGGTTATTAAGTAATCTGCAGGAATTACAACAGTCATCCTTAACACCAGCCGGGAGAACATAATCTCTAACCCAATTAGTATAATCATTTCTATCGCTAGAATCTAAAAACCCCTCTACATTATCAATTGAGGAATCAGTTATTAGCTGAATTACTTTCTTACTAGTTTTCTTAATCTTTGTTTCTTCTGTTCCCATTTTAATCAACCCTGCCTTTTTGGTTATTTTCTTTTTCATCTTAGAACCAACCAAGGCTTCAATTAGTGATTCATCTTCTTGTTTTGATAACCATTGTAGAAATAATTTATACTCTGGCAATCCAAGTTTTCCACGAATTGGCCCAACTGGTTCCGGTAGTTTTTCTTTGCTTCTAGCCCTAAACATTTTTGGAGGGTTGATATATCCGTATTTTTGTTTATGGTTTCGTAGCTCATATATTAAGCTCACGGCGGTCAGTTGAAAAATAACACCCTTATTATTACAATGCTCATTCATTAGCCTACATAAGTGTGGATTAGTGAATGCGTATGCTTCCATTAAATAATGAGTGGGAAGTTCATTGATTTCTTTAGCATCTTCTTCCGATATTTTTTTCTTATTTGTACTATACTTTTGTAACAATTTTATTTTGTCAAAAAATTCCATTACACCTCCTTTAAAAATTTAAATATTAATATTTATACATGTTTTCCAAGATTAAGTAACGTAAAAAAAGACCCCGCAAATTGCAGGGCCTCATTTTATACAATTATTGATTCTTCATAGATATAAATATCCCAAATTGTATCTTTGGGGACATCCATCATAACAATAACTGTATCACCAGCAGTATTTAAATCAAATGCAGTTTTATAAATTAACCTGCCAATTCTATCGCCAATGATAATTTTCCTATAATCATCGACAACTTGACCTAGAACAATTTCATGTGCATCATCCGCGCCAACATCAGCCATAAAGGTGTAATTTAACGTCATCTTGTATACATAAGTAGTACCATCACATATGTATTCTTTCTCTAGTGGAACATTCATATATGGGTAGAAAACCGGCAATGCGTAAGTTGGATGTAATGGTCCCAATGCATCCTCTGGTATTGGGTGTTCCAATTCACTTTTGGTAGTTGGGTAATAATATTGAGTATTATAGGGCGCAGGATCTACAATTTTTGGAACATAAGCAGCCCCGCCAGAAGAAAATGATAAATCCAAACTCTCTATTCTATTATCATTTCTAATAATAACAAAAGTTGGAAGATCTACTTCATATTCACAAGTTATTTGTAATTTATATTCTGATAATCCATCCTGTCCATATATCTGAGATGCATCAGATATACTTGTCATCCATATCTGTGGTCCAACCTGAGTAGGATATAAATAATGTTCTTGATTTATTGTTTTTACTAAACCTTGCGCTAAGTCTGTATCACTCCAATCATAAGGAGCATCTTGATATGCAGTATCTATTAATGCGGCTGGAAAAATAATATTAGTATTAACTGGTGAAAGTCTTACTCTTCTATTCATTCCGCCGTGAAAAAACATTAAAGACATTATCTTGTGATCTGTATATTCATATACACTAGATAAATATAATATCACTTCAAAATTTCCTTTGAATCTAGTACTTACGGTATTAAATGCAAAATATTCGTCCTGATATAAGGGCGGATATAATAATGAATCCGCTGCGTGTTCCCCTATATCTTTAAAACGAAATAAATTTAGAAAGTTTTGGTCAATCGCAATATCACCTAAAGGATTTAGAGATATAGCTGGTAATGGTATTTGGTTTGGATTTTCCCCGTTTTCGTAAAATTTTCTAATTTCTTCAATACATCTATCATGTGTTGATACTGTCGTAAATTTAAAATCTGTATAATATTCTTCTTTGAACCAATCTAAAAATGTTTCATAAACATCCATTAAAACATTATGAACATAAAATAATCTATAACTATCTAAATGTATATTATCTATATTTGCCATATTATATCCTTTTAAAAAGTGATGCGTTTTGACATAGCAATATACCACTCTGGTGAATATTTTATATATTCAGTTGCTACACCAGCGCTTATATGTAACCCTTTTGCAATTTCCTTAGAAATGCCTACACCAACTTGTTTTTCTGATGCTATTGCTTCTAATGAAACGGTGGGGCTAAATTTTTTAACTGTTACTGCGTATGATTTTTTAAACCCAAAGCTTGGAGTGTACATATATCCCACTCTTCCCTCCATCGCAAAAAAAAGGGCAGCCATTGCTTTCTTCATAACTTCGTCAGAAAGTATTTGACCGCCCACTTTTTGTTTTAACTTTTTAAGGAACAATGATGTTATAAGTTTCAGACCTGGTTTTTTTTATTAAAAAGAAATTGTTCTTTAGCAATAAAAATAGCAGATTCAATCGCCCCGCTAATTAAACTTTTCTCTCTGTCAGAAACTTCCCTATCTTGCCCAAGTTGTTTAAGGAATTCTTCAAACAATTCAATAGAATATTTCATAGCATATTCTTTTCTTTCCTTATTAACTTTATCCTTATCTCCACCTTCTTCAAGTTTTATATATTGTTCCGCTGCCTGTACAGCAACCCCAACATATCCAAGAACCTTTTCAAAAGGATCTTCTTTTTCCGGTTCCTTGTCAAACTTTTCTTTTAATGTTGATATTGCTGCAATTGCCTTAGAAATATTAGCAATGGTTTCGGGTGTTAAAACATTCTTAACTCTAGAATATAAATATGGAGCTAAAAAATATAGAATAAATGCAATTGACCCGCCAATACTAACGGCGCCTATAATAACTTTTAAAACTTCAAACACATTTGTACCCATAACAGGTTCCCTCCTATAATGTTGTTGTAGTCTTTAAGAGTTCAACAAAAGTATCTGTCTTAAAGGTTTTATCTATTACTTTGTTCTTGTAAGCTTTTTCTATTTCTGCCAATGCCCACTCCTTATCTTTATGTTGAGGCTCGAATATTGATAATGCTATTAAAAATGCATCAGAATATAAAATGAAGTTATTGGTTTGAATTGATAATTCTGAAAAAGTTTTAGTTTTACAGACTTGATCAATAACATTTTGAATTTCAGTTCTAAGGGAACTAAAAGTGCTAGCTTCTTTGACTACATTATAACTATAGAAATAAATATTAAAAAATTGTTGAATCGGATTTGATGTTTGATCAATTAAATTAAATGGTTTATTGTCTGGTGATGCTGATTTTGCGAATGCTAATACTGTATTCAGAAATTGATTTGTCCAAAAAGTATTGTTTACTATTGTTGGGAAATGTTGTCTAATCAATGTTAGTATCTGTTTTTGGTTTTCATGTTTTATAACTATTTCAGCATCAGTAGCATACCCATAATAAGTAATCCATATTGGTGCAAAGAATACTCTACATAATTGAAGTATTTTTAATTCTTCAGCCCGTACTAATTTTAAAGATAACAAATGACTATAATCAAAGAATATATCAGATAAACAATTAGCTATAACACCAAACTGTTTCTTAAATTCTTCTGGTCTTTCAATTTTAAAACAATACATAGGATGATTACCCTTTGTTTTCTCTAGATTAGTTATATATGACAGTGTTTGAAAATATGATAATAATGCTCCAGGCCTCATTGCTATATTTTCTGTAAATTTAGTAAATCCAGGTAGTAATGGCGCATATATATTCATTTTAGTTAAAAAATCCGAGAATATATCAGGACCTATTTTAGTTTCTGTTTTGCATATATCTTTGAAGTAGTTTATTATTGCATTCTTGACTATTTCAGGATCATTTTTATTTTCGACTACATTAGTAATAATTTGATCCAATTCTGATTGTACCACTTCTGGTTCTTTCGGTATTGATATTTCTGGTTCTGGTTCTATGTGTGCCGCTGTTGCCTGTGTAACATAAGAATCACTAAGATTGTCAATACCAGTATTTGTTATAACATTAAGATTGGGTTCATATATTGGCTGCACAGTAACTTGTGGTGGGGTATATGCTGACTGTCCTGATATTGGCATGTCTGTGATTTTGCTATTTATATTATTCACGGCCTTTTTTAGTTCTTGTAGTTCTACAACCATTTGCTTTTGTTGAATCATTTGGACACAAGTTAAAGTTGTTTTTTGTAGATCAGAAATGGTATTATATAATGTTGTAGTAATATTAGATAGGGTATCAATTGGTAAAACAAATTGCATTTTATTAGTTTTACTTTGATCTCCTAAAGTTATTCTACATGTTGGCGTCTGTGCTGGTTCGGGTTCTATTTTTAGTAAGAATCGACCATTTGAAAATGTCTGACCGATTGCTGTGGTTTTATTATTGACATATGTGTAAAATATATTATAAAGTGGCATCTGTTCAAGATAGTCAACATACAGACTAACTGAATTCTTATCAATTTCACTACGGTTCCAGATCCTAAGACCTAGACTAGGCATATTAAAGTATTGCGAATCACCATCTAATTTAAAATTAAAGAATGCTGAAAAGCAAGAACTAACGTGTGGTCCATCATTAGACCATATACTACAAATCTCCAACGTAAAAGAATTATTGGACATATAAACCTCCTTTAGAACAAATGTGGAATATTTAAATATAATTTATACATTTAATAAAAGAAGGAGATACTATGGCTGGGCAATTTAATTATGCGATAGAAATAAAATTTGGTGCCTATGATCTGAGTCCAAATATTGATGAAATACGAGTTCAGACATTAATGCGAGCTCCTTGTACTCAATTTATAATTTCCATGAATATGCAAAGAAAACTATACAACGAAATAATTCATAAAAATAAAGATAACATAAAATTGAGAATACAAGTAAAAGCAGATAAAAAATTAAGTGATGTTCCGAAGTTTGAATTTGAGACTAAATTAATAATTATTGAAGATGATGATTTAGATACAATTTCATATAAAGAATCAAAAGATAATAATATGCAAGCATTTTGTTATTATAAATTCACAGCAATAGCAGTGCCAGCATTCAATAGATTAAAAAAATATATAAGAAATATATCAGTAAGAAATAAAACTAGAGAAGAAATATTTAAGAAAATCATGGATGGCGGAGCGTCAGAAGTTATTTCCCCATATTATGGTGGCGGGAATAAAATAGAACAAGTATTTATCCCACCTATGTTAGAATATGATGCAATTAAACATTTTCATTATTGGAATGGGCTCATTGATAATGGGGGACCAATGATGGTTTTCTATGATCACCAGGGAAAAGTATGGGTTGGAAATACTGCGAAATATACTTCTAATGATAACCCAATAGAATTAACATATATTCACAATCCAAATCAAGCAGCTAAATTAGCTAAGCTACAAACTATTATAAATGATAAATATCCAATATCATCACCAATATTAAGTAAAAGAGAATATTTAGTGGGGTCTACTGATGAATGTACTAATTTTTCATGTACATATTTACCAATTAATAAATTTGTGCACAAACATAACAGAAAACTTGGAGAATTTAAGAGCCCTATTATTGCTAGAACTAATAATTATGGTAGAGATATATATACATTAAAACAAATTTCTAAAAATAATAAAGATACAAATAGATGGATGTCAGCACATACTGGTGTTGATAAAATAGGACCTACTGGTGAAGAAAATTTAACCTTCTCCAATCAAATGGTTTCCTCATATATTAATCAAATATTTGAATTACAAATTAAAATAACACAGGCCATCATTTTAGAAAACTTCATTTTTCCACCTTGTAGACAAATAGAATTGAAAACTAAGATTGAAAAATTAAAATTTGCCGGGAGATATTTTTTAAAAAATTCCGTGGTGGTATATCTTAGAGATAAATATTATAACTGGGACGCTTATGCAGATCTTAATATCAGTAGTTCCATTGAAACCAATCAAATGGGAAAATCGGAAGATGTGATAGATGGAATTAATGCATCAAATACTGCAGTTAATGCCGCGATTGGATTGGCAACAGGTGGATTCAATCCTGGTACTTGGATTGGTGGAAATTACATAGGTTAGGAGGCCGGCCAATGTCAACAGATTTTATAACAAAAATTTTAGAATCAGTAAAAGAGAATGATTCTAGATTTTCAGGTATTGAACTTACTTCTGGTTCGAAAATGGAAATAGAAGAGTGGTTGAAGTGTAAAAACGATTTCTTTTATTTTCTACATAAGTATGTAAAACTTAAATTGCCAGGCGGAGATGTAAACTTTACATATCATCAAGGGCAAGAAGTTTTAGTTAGAGCTTTTTTAGTTTATCATTATATAACAGTTTTAAAATCTAGGCAAATAGGAATAACAACAATTGTTAGGGCTTTAGTTGCATGGTTGACAACATTTTTCTGTAATGTGGGAGTTGGAGTTATATCTAAAAAAGGTCCGGATGCTACTGCATTTACTAGAGGTGTTATCCAAATACTACAGGAATTACCAGTATTTATAAGACCAACATTTACAAAGAACACCGAACAATTATATTTTTTACAAAATGGTAGTTATGCTATTGCCGAGGCCGTATCAAAAGCAGAACCAGAAAATACTCTTAGATCAAATCCTATAACAGTATTAGTTATTGATGAAGGAGCTTTCATTGCAAAAATTGATGAAGCCTTATCTGGATTGATGCCTACAGTTGTTACTGCTCATAAATATGCAAGACAAAATAATATTCCTTTTGGGGTTATAGTAATGAGTACACCAAATAAAACCACAGGAAAAGGAAAATGGTTCTTTGAACAATATACACAATCAGTAAGAAATTCATGTACTATAGAACCAGATGATGATACTGAATACAGAGCAATAAAACTCCATTGGGACTCAATACCATTGTATTCTGAAGATAAATACTGGTATAATTCCCAAAGGAAAATGTTTAACAATAAAAAGAATCTAATAGCACAAGAATTAGATTGTATATTTCTTCCAGCCGATAAAGATTCTATAATAACCACAGAAATAGCTGTGGAAATTGGGAAAAATCAAAGAGATCCAATTAAAACATATAAGATGCAAGGTGGGGAATTATGGCAGTGGGCTGAAATAGATCCAAAGAAAAAATATATTGTTGGTGTTGATACTGCAACCGCATCTGGGTATGAGGCATTTTCTTGTGTTGAAGTTTTTGATTTTGAAACTAATAAACAAGTTATGGAATATATGGGGAAATTGCCAACGCCAGAATATTCAAAGGTTGTAAAAGATATTTTAAAAATGATACATCCTGGATATTTTATAGTGGTGGAAAAGAATACAATTGGGGAAGCAGTAGTTGTAGATTTAAAAAAGAGTCCTGGAATAAGAAGTAGAATGTATAAGACAACAAAAATACACCCAAAATCAGGATTAATTACTAGTTCATTTTTTGGATTAGAAACTACAGGGAAAACTAAACCTCTTATTGTTGAAGCTTTAACAACTTTTATAGAAGATAACCCGCTATGCATTTATAGTGAGCGTTTAATTCTTCAAATATTTTCAGCAAAAATTATAGACGGGAAACTTGTAGGTAAACCCACTGATTTACTAATGGCCCTAGCATTTACCGCATATGCCAAAATGTATAATAAAGCTAAATTTAAATTTGTAGATGGTGGGAATATAAATGAACAAATAACGGGTCTTGATCTAACACATGATGAATTCCTAGATTACCTCTATGGTGGAAGTTTACCACTGGGGAAACAATTGGATAATATGGGTCGAGTCGGACAAAGAAATAAGAAACCAAATATTTTGGATTATTTATATGATGATTAGGAGAGATTAAAATGCTTTTAGAAAGTTACTATCCAACAATTGGCGAAAAGAAAGTTTCCATAAGAATAGATAAGGAAGTTAGCGGTTATTGGAGTCTTGAATTAGCTCAAGAATTAATCAGGGAAGTAAAAGCTAATAAATTATTTTCTAGACGCGTAACCAAGATAGTAATTAAATTTATAGAAGAAAGAAAAATTATGCCCGTTTATAGCGAAAATAGTTTATTTCAATTATTAAAAAATAAAATTATGTTTTCTGATACAGCTCGAGATATAGGTGGGGTATACGGTGGTAAATATTTGAATAAGATTTTTATTTTCGTAAATGATTTAGCAGATGTTATGGGTGATATAGATTCTGATATTTTATATTCTATAGTTTGTCATGAATTGATGCATTATGCAGCTGCGAATCAATGGCATAGATTCTATTCAGATACAATAGTAAAAAAGGTTTTAATAACTTGGTATGCTGCATTCTTGAATATGTATTTTAAATTGTCACCTAGATATAGCTTAAAATACGCTAGGAAATGGATTTATTCTATTTCTAAATTTGAAAATAATAGATCCAGAACATTAGGTAGGGTGGAAGAATCACAGCAAATTATTATGCCAATTTTAACTGATGCAGTAACAAAATACTCAGAAATTGAAGATGAATCTTTAAAAAGGGATAAATTGGATATATTTTTAAGACTTGGAATTTTAACCACCGCAAAAGATCAAGATTTTGATGAAGTAGATTGGCAACTTTTTAGAGAGGTCATAAAAACTGCTTTTTTATGTTATGGAAAAGTATTAGGACCTTCTGCCAAATACGTTGACACTATGCCAGGTCAAGAATTCTTTATACCATCCGAAATAATAGCAATAGCATTATCACATAAACCCAATCAGGGAAATAGAATTATACAAATGTTAAAATAGATGAGGGATTAAAATGTTTATATTACCAGGACAAGAAGTGACTTTAAACACCATCGCAGATCAGAAAGCTCTAAACACCCTTATGGACTATGAACCGCTAAATACATCACATTTTAAAATGAATATCAGTTCGGTGTATGAATTGAATCTTTCCGGTAACATTAATATAAATCTATATAAAATAAAAGGCATGTCTAAACATTTTATAAAACAATCTCACCGCCATAATATAATTGATGAACAAACAGAACAATTACTTTATGATCTTAGAAAACAGAATGTTTTTGAATTGGTTTATATAGAGCCAAATGATGTTTTAAAAATGGCATGTAATGAAATAATATCTTTATTTGATGTTAAAATGGAGAGAGTATTTCCATTATATTTAAAGAAACAAAATAAAACCTTTATAGTCATTCAGTCTATAGAACCATTAGAAATGAATATAGGTATATGTAAAAAAATTTTATTTAATCTTTGCCGGGTTTTTATTAGAGATACTTTTTCGTGTGAAATTAAATCTTTGAAAAGTGATTTTTATAAAAAACAATTGATAGATATTAAAAAATGGTATACATTGATGTGCAAAAAAATAGTAACTAGATATTTACCAATAAATGAAAACCCGCAAATGACTAAAATTTTCACAGAAAAAATGGCAGATTCATGGTTTCATGTGTCTATGTTATATCAGAGTGGTAAAATTGATTATATGCAAATTAAAGAAAAACTAAATATACTTTTAATAGTAATTCCAAAAAAAATAATTCAAATGATTACAACATCCAAAAAAGAAAAAGGTAAGTTTTTACATATTGAATTTGAAGATTCTAAGCTGAATAAAGCTGTAGAAGATAGTCCGGCTAATACTAATATATTTATTGAAAGATTTGAGAAAGAATTCGCCCAACCAATATACTGGTTGATGGAGCGTGATTTATTTAGACCTGCACTAGTTTTCGGTCAAACGGAATATTCTTCAATTTTGGAATTTATTAATGATACTTATTCTGAAGTTGCTGGTGTTAACCCGCGCCAAGACTATATGAAGAATATATGCAGGGAATTTATTAATCCTGGAATGATTGCTGAGGTGCTCTTTAGCAGATATAATTTACAATCTGTTGCTAAAGAATTAGTAGAAGATAAAATGGATCAAGGAATGTAAAATATGCAAATAAAAATTGTAAAAATTAAATCTAGACTCTTAGAAGCCATTGGATTAATGCCATCTGTTCTTGGTGGTGATGGAGCCGAAATTGAAGAAATAACTTTAGAGAATGATAAGGATATAGATGGGTATCTAGTAAAGGGTTATACATCCTCATACTTAAAAGAAAGAGTTAAGACGGATATACTAATGGGGTATAAACAATTTCGCGCACTAGGTGCTAAATTATCAGTATTAATTGACAAAGGAATTATAACACCAGTTCTATCTCAAAAAAATGATGGAAACTTAATGATATTGAAAACATTACCAGTATTTCAATTTGAGAAACACATTATGGGATATTTCGATCCTTCAAATAATAAAATATTCTTATTTATTGATAATTTAAGTACTGGCGGGCTAGGCTCTTTCCCAGATTCCAAAATGATAGAGCTTGTAGTACATGAAACTATGCATTACTATGCAAATAATTATAAAGAAAAATATATGGAAAGATTTAAAGATTTTTTAGTAAATTTTTATACAATATTTTTTAAGATTATATTATGCCAGGAAACTATACCAGAGAATTTAATTGAAGATTTCTTAATGGCAAATTTTACTTTTGAATTTTCTGATAGACAAATAGATAGTGGAAAATTACTAGTTCCATTGATTTCAAGCTTCAATAAAATTTTAGAATTTGCTCAAGAAGAAGGAACTGAAAAAATATATAATGATTTCTATACCAATGCTTCTGACGGAGCGGAAAAAATAGTAGAATTGTTTCATCTCCTGTTTAGTGATGAAGATGACGATACTGAAAAGCTATTTGAAACAGCAGAATATTTAGGGCCTGCAATGCATTTTGCATATCATTTCTTATTTGATACATATTTAAAAGAGTTTAAAAAGGATGATATTATTGATATTTCTAGTATATTCTATCAGGAATTTTTATATAGTAGTGAGGTAGTGGCGATATTTGCTGGATCAGCAATAGAACATTTTCTCTTAAAACAAACGGAAATAAAAAATGATAATATTATAATAGATGTCATTGATGACATTATAAAATCGAAATAATTAAGAAGGTGAAAAGATGATCGGAAACAGTTTAGAAAATAATTTTTTAGCTGGAAATTCTAAAGAGGTTATACAACAAACTAGAGCTAGTAAAACCAACTTTTCGTTTCTTAGTGATGAAATTAATAAAAGTTTAAACTTAGTTGGTGGCAAAAATATTAAGGTTCTAACTAAAATAAACAAAAATTTAGATCTCATAACTAACAATAGTTTGATGATGTCTAAACATTTAAAGAGTATAGATAAAAGTGTTAGTGCTCTTGTCAAACAAAATGAATTTTTACTCCGTTCATCTGTATCTGATAGTTCTAAATCTATATTAGGAAAAGATCTTTCTAAATTCAGAGAAGGAATACTTAAAGGTCAAGGCTTACAATTTGAAACTTTAAATAATGTAATTCAAGATATATCTGGGACCATAAAACAGGCTGTTGAGAATAATTCGGAAGATAATGTAACTTTTAGAGCTATGATGTCCGAGTCTGTATCTAATTCATTTTTAAATTTTAATTATTATATGAGACAGTTTTGGGCTAAACATCCAAGTTTATTATTAATCCGAGATACTTTAACTAGTATTGGCACAATATTTAATAAAACATTTGGGACAATTTGGAGATTCTTTTTCGCATTTAGAAGAGGAAAATGGGTAGATTATAAAATTTCAAAAGGTGCGCCACTAGATACAATTATTAATATACTTGCATCCATACAAAAACAATCTTGGTTAATTCAGAACCAAAGTTTAGATTATTTTATAAAGAAAGATCAAAAGAAAGAAATCAATAAAGAAACATCTTTTGAAAAGGTTATGGAAAGCAAAAAAGTAAGGAGATTAATAAGTACCAAAGAATTCCAGAAATTAATGGAATCCGACCCAAAAATGGCGTATGAAGTATTACAACAATCCCCCACCTTCTTATCAGAATATAAAAAAATAACATCTAGAAAATATAAAAAGACTTTAGAAAAGAAACAAAAAGAAGAGTATTTGGATAAAGCATATAAGAAAAGAGGATTTTTAACAAAATACCCACTAGCGACAGCAACTACCCTTGGATTGGCAGCAGCCTCAGGATTTAGTCCGACGATAGCTGCTGGAATTGTGGGAGCTGTTGGAGCTAGTGGTGGGATGATTGCTGCCAAATCTAGTTTTGAGAATGATGGGTATACCATGGATCGCATTGGCAAAATTATTCCATGGTCTATAAAACATCAAGAATCTGGGCGTTCGATTCTTGAGAATGAACATATTCCGGAATTAATTGCTAAAGGACATGGATATAGACAGCAGAAAATTAATAATGGGGCTATTTTACTGGATGATCTCATACATATATCAGAACAATTTGAAGATATACTGAATTCTAATAATGATACCCTTTATAATGAATTAGATTTTATATCTAAAATATTGGCTGATGGGTTACAAAATCTAACTGATAAGACTTCGGAAATTATTACATTAGATTCAGAAAGAAATGATATTCTAAGAAATATTCATTCTCAAAATGTCACACTAACAAATGATATGTATTCTCAGAATGATGTGTTACAGAATCTTCTTGCCGATTTACTAGAATCAAATAAAATACAACAACAAATTATAACGCCGCAGAATTCATTACAGGTAGTTCCTGGAACATTAATAAAATTTCCTGAATCTTTTACGGTTCCAACTGAAGATGGGAATGAGGGCTTAAGAGTTGTAGCATTTAGGAAAAAAGAAAATCAAGAATCAATATATGGATCTGCATCTGGTGACGGTGAGGATTCATGGGTTTATAATGCTCCCAAGCTTGATAGAAATATTCGAGCTGATGCAGCAAGTAGTGGTGTGTTAGAATCAATGCATGATTGGGTATTTGGAATAGGATCTGAATTTTCAAAGGAATCTAAAGGATTTTTTCCAATGGGGGAGAAAAAAGAGCCAATTGATTTTAATTTATGGGAAGAATTATTAAAGAAACATAATAAAGAACAAATTTCTACTTTTTCTAATCTTAGTGAATTATTTAATAAATTAGATCCAGAAGGTCCTGATAAACCAACATGGCGAGAATTAGTTCATGAGGAGGCTGATTATGAAAATAGTATAAGAAAAAATCAAATAATGGAAGAAATAAAGCAAGAAAAAACTGTCGCCGAATTTTTTGCTCCTGCAACTGAGGATGCAAAATATAAATTCAAATTAGATACCGTATTAGCAGCAGCACGAGAATCTGATAAAAGAAATAAAGAAAAAGCGGAAAGCGGTGAAAAAGATGAAATCGAAGAGAAAAAGTTTTCTAGATTTCAAAGAATAGCTATTCAAGGACAAGCAGCCTTTTATGGTAATGCAGCCGAAGCCGATGAATTAAGAGACTCTTTTATAAATATGGATCAAAATCAATTTAGTGCATTATCCCAATTAATGGAAAGCTCCAAAACTTTTGATTTTTTTGGTGGTATATTTAATAATATATTTACTAGGGGTTTAAAAACCGCTTTTTATGGTGCAGCTGGATTAATAATTTATAAATATTTTACCGGAAAAACCTTTTTTGGATTATTTAAGAATTTGGGAATCGATATTGAGAAAATTAAAAAATTAAACCCCACGGAAAAACTTAGCGCTTTATTTGATGATACAAAGTGGAAGGCTATATTATTAGGGATTGCGAAAATAACAAAACTCGGCGGGGTGGGTTGGCTTATTTCCAATCTAACTGAAATATTTGATTCGATAAAGCATATTGCAGCATTTTTTACTGAAGGCTCAGATAAAATGAAACATTTCGGAAAAGCATTTGGTTCTGTTGGAACAGTTGCCACATCCTTAGCTGGATATAAAATGGGTGGATCAGTAGGTTTTATGATGGGTGGACCAATTGGAGCTCTTATCGGCTCTATTTTGGGTGGATCAGTAATGCCCTCAGCGTTTAAATTTTTATATGCTGGTATTGGAGAGGCTTGGGAAAATGGCATGACATCTATGGCCGGTGAAGCAATAAAAACTGTTCCAGGTGCTATGGTTGGATTTAAAATTGGTGCTTCATTGGGTGCGATAACCAGTGCTGGTGTTGGTGCTATTCCCGGTGGTATTATGGGTGCGAT